TCTTGGTCGCTTCGTGTGTAACCTTCTAGAACACGTAAGGCCGCCGTAGTGGCAATCAAACGACTCGCTGTAGCGGTACTTCCGCCCTTACCCGGAACAAAAGGCGGGTTAACGCGGTCGGCAGGGCTATTGAGAGTCAGTTGCCAGTTAGACACGGCTTCGGTGGTATCAACGGGAGTACGTTCAACCAAAAGGCGTACAGTAGCGTCGGCTGTTATTTTAGCCTTAGCTACTGTATTCTTTTCGATGGTGTCCCCAATACGACGCATAGCTGCCGATAATAGGTTCATTCGCATTTAGCGGCCTCCTTTGCGTTTAGGGGTTCTGGCGGGTAACCTGTTCTGTCTACGTTCTTCCTTTTGCTTTTTGTGGTTGGCCATTTGAATGTCGTCATAGGCGTTTTCCACTTTATTAAGCACGTAGAAGAAGTCCTCTAAATCTTCGTCCTCCAACTGTAGGTAAGTATAACCGTATCTGTATTTAGAAGACCAGGGAATTTTCCCAAGGCCGACCTCGCTGCTAGGTTTTTCCGTGATCAGGTCAAAAAAGGCAAAAAAATAAAGCTCAAGGCCTTTGTAAAGTTCTGGTTTGTCCGTAAACTCGTCAGGTACAGGCTGGCCATTACGCACAGCCTGTAGTATGATCGCTTGTTCGTGACGTCCTCGCCCTAGCGTATACTCAAGAACGTCGACTAATTTTTTACGTCTTTTTCCAGTAGTTCTTGGCGGAACAATGCAGGACTCATACACTGTTCCTTGATATCCATAAACAAGTCTGGTAAGTTGCGGAAAGTTTTGGTGATGTTGTCCACAGTTACTTCCAGCAAGGAACCGTCCGGTGCTTCGATACCTTGTTCGAAGATCGGTTCACCCTTTTCGTCCTCACCTGTTTTCGTTTCCCAACCAAGGATACAGGCCTTAGCGAAAATAGTGTGGAAAACAGCTTCGGATTTCTTGTCGTCCAAAGTACCTTGCTGCATCATGAAACGGTAAGGTTTCGTTTCGCTTTCGTACACACGCTGGAACTTTTTATTGGAACCACCAGCACGTGCCACTTGAACACGAAACAGCCCGTAGTCCAGGGTGATGCCTTTTGTTTCCAACTCTTTGTTGGTACTGAACTGTGAGTACATGCCGCCCATAAATAACTCCTAGTACGCTTCGGCGTTGTTGGGTAGGTAGTGGAATTGCATAACTGTCAGTGTATTACCGAACTTATTTTCGTACGCCGAGGACGTCAGAGGCAAGGTAATAGGTGATCCCATTTCTACGGATAAGCGCCCTTCGCTAAAGTTCAGTGAAGGAATATCGAACAGGAACCCGTGGTTTTCGTAAACAATAGAAAAGTCGAGGGTTACGTCAGCCCCTTGGTTAACCAGGGCTACAGCGCTTACGTCCGTGAAGTAAGCTGTAACGGAACCACCTACCTCGAAGTTAGCCGTACTAACGTCGAAGAAGCCCATCTGACCAACTGCGCCAAGGCCGTTGGCCCCGTTGTTGATGGTGACGTTACCTTCACTGATAAAACCGACTTCCGGGATAGGGTTAGAAGTGGTAGGGTCGTTCACCATAATACGTAAACGGTTGATGTCGCTGGTAGAGTTGAAGGCGTGTTGCGGCGTAATGTCCGGACGCATGGCTTCAATATAACCGCCGCCTTCCGTGTCTTTGTACGTGTCAGACATTGCCGCAAGGTAGGTAAAGTCGCAGGTGATTTTGTCCGCCGTTGGGATCTGAAGCTGAAATTCGTTGGCGATACAACCGTAAACGTACTCACCCTGACTGATATCGTCTTTGCCGCGGCCAAGGGAGCGCTCCATGTAGTAGCTAATCACCTTGATCAATTCGCGGTCTTTTTCGTTACGGTAAACGGTGCCGAAGAAAATTTCCACAGTTAGTCCGGTGCCAGCGTTATCCGTGATGGTGCCGTCTGTTTTATCGACTTCGACACCGTCTGCCAATAAACGGTTGACACGCATCCAGCCGTTGTTGTTTTCTTCTGCAAAGAACGTATTATTGGCGTCACCCCCAACGTAAAGCCACTCGCCAGCGATAAGCCCCAAGGTGGTCGGGTCTACGCCTAGACGTAGAACGGGAAGCCCACCAGTATTGGCCTCGAGGGATACGCCGCCAGCGGGGAAACGACGACCTACCTTACGTACAAGGGCTGAATCCAATGGTGCAGCGTCCGCTACCATGTTCGGAGCGTCCAGTTCGAGCGCCGCACCCGTTACTGTGGACACCTCGAAAACGCCGTTGTTACGGACGTCCGTAAAACCCTCCAGCTGAAGAAGGTCTCCGGCAGAGACACCGGCTAGGGGTGAAGTCAGCGTGACGGTAGCCACACCACCGGCGACGGTCACGGACTGGACTAAGTTACCTGTCTCGTCAAGTAACCAGTTACGGGAACAAGGTTTTACACGGGCCTCAGCAAACATAAAACCGGGCAACAGAAAACCCACGTCCATAGTCAAGTCTTGGCTGAAACCGGCCGCGGACTCTTTGTTTGTAATACGACCGCGCTGGTTTTGGCGCGAAGCGTTGATCGGGTTACGCGCGGTATAGGTAGGCTGGCCGCCAAAGTCACTATAACTGTTCGGCTCGAAAGGCCGGAAAATCGGGTTTGTCGGCAGCTCCTTGTAACAGGCTTCACGCGCGATACGTAACCCGGTCACGCTACCATCGATTTTGTTTACTGGACAAGTAGGCATTTCGTGCTCCTAGACGTATTCGTCAAATTCGTAACGCGCTGTTACCGTGAGTTGAAAGTAAGGGTCATTGTCCACCCGATCCAATTCACTGACGGTGACACTTGGCATCATTATTCCGCAAGGATGGTTACGGGAC